CGAACTCACTGGCGTCGGGAATTGGACCTGAAAAACGGCACAAACCGTCATCCCCTTCGACAACACCGACTACCTCCATTCCTTTCTTCCACGCAAAGTACTCCATGACCATCCAATTTGTGAATCCATTTCCAAGTGATGTACACATCTCACCACTCATGCGACAAGCATTTATCATTAATTTAAAATACTTAAATTCGCAGGTATTCACACCTCCCAATGTTTTTCTTACCTCTTCCATGAATTCGTCATGACATGGAAGGAAACTCGTCATATAGTCATATAACTGGAACTCACAGGCCTCCATCAACTTCTTCGAAAAAGAAGCTTCATAAGAAGTGTAATCCGTATTAGAATACACTGAACCTGCTGCATACAAGCGGTCTCGAATGTACGAAGGTCTATCTTTAATTGGAACCTTTTTGATAAACCAAGGATGTTTAAAAACTACCTTTTCTATAGCATGGAAAATCGGTCCTACCATGCATTTGAATTCGTCCGTCCGAGAGTAGATCCCTCTCGCATGCTTCCATGTTAAATAACGTTCCTTTTTCATGAAACATCTGCAATGTCTTAACTTTGCTGCCGTCTTATCGGTCAGCGCGTACCACTTTGCCAGAAGTTCCCGTTTCCTGCTATCAGGGTAAGGGGCGTTTGCTATCCAATGCTCAACTGACACGTCTTCGTCAGGAGCTAAAGGGACAAATGTTCGTGGAATGAACCATCCAACAAAGTCCGAGAACTCTTTGATCTCGACTGGATCAGGCTCAGGTGTGAGAGACGCTACACGTTTCAACACACCGGCCTTCATGGTGTCGGGACACTGTGGGTCTGGAGTGGGAAGAGCTGCCCCCTTCACAGATAACCCTGGAGTGGAATAACAAGGCGGTCTAGCATCTAGATCCGGAACTCTATTGAGAGTTTTTATCTTGGTTCCTCTTTTGGGCGCTCCGATTGGAGACATCGGCTTTTCCCCACCCTAACGCCATAGGCGAAAATGATCTCACCTAGAACGCGGATGGGGCGGCACAAAAATCCCGGAAATTCCTATTATCAAGAATATTCTGGCACCTCTGTACATAGGCGGCCACTAG